TGTAATGGTAACACGCGGCCCTCATAAGGCCTGTACTAGGGGTTCAACTCCCCTCTGCGCAACCATATTCGATATCAGGAGATATACAATGAAAGACATCATTGATACAGCAAAGGAAAAAGTCATCGAAGCAAAAGATAAAGTGAAAGCTTGGTCTAAGACTAAATCACTTGGCCTCCTTGTAGGTGGCGGGGCAATAGCTTTTGTGATCTTTCTTGCTCTCATCGCTGGATAGACTAATAGCTTAGTGGCTAACTGGTAACACATGTAGGTTCGAGTCCTACCTAAGCTGCTATTATTTATATTTACCCGATTAGCTCAGAGGTAGAGCGGTAGGTTGAAGCCCTGCGCGTAGGAAGTTCGATTCTTCCCCTTTCCACCACTAATTACACGGTACCATTCCCCACTGACGTAATTGGTAACCGTACGGCACTTAAACTGCCGGTTCTCCCGGTTCGAGTCCGGGGTGGGGGACCATGCGGGTATGGCGAAATAGGTAGCCGCGCTAGGTTTAGGTCCTAGTGTTTTAAAAGACGTGGGGGTTCGACTCCCTCTACCCGTACCAATTTAATAATCAATGTCTTGTAGCTCAACTGGTTAGAGCGTACAACTTATAATTGTAATATCTGGGTTCGAGTCCCGGCAGGACCACCATACATAGTATTAAGCTAGGAGTAGCTAACCATGAACGAAATTCACTTTGACCTTAGCGTCCCTGACCTAGCATTTGAAATAAACTATGCTTTCCAAAGTCTTAGAGTTGATTCTGTTGTTATAGGGGTTGGAGAGGCAGAATTAGATGAACCTATCACCATCCCCAAAGGCTGTACTCTTAGAGGACAAGGCGTTCGATTTGATAACAACTATCATGAGCTACACGGCACAGTCTTAAAAGTTGTTCATAACAAAGGGCCTGCTGTTACGGTTAGTCAAGCATCTGAGCTTTCAGGAATTGGTTTTGATTACCCTGAACAGCAAGACTACGAAACAGTAATTGAGTACCCTCCTACAGTTAAATTTTGGTGTGATTATGATGCTGCAGAGAAAGCCTACTTTGGTAATGTAATTCTCAAAGATTTGTTCTTTTACAAGTCATACTGTGCTATTGATGCAAGAGGATCTAAGGCTTTTGCCAAAGGCTCTGGGTTGATTACTACTTGTAGGATGACTGACATCACTATGTCTGCTCTCCGCTATGGTATCAGGATAGATGAAGTATATGACCGGACTTTCCTTACTAGGGTTAAGCAACAACCGGGCTTTATCAGCCATGAGTACCTGTGGCCGGGATCGCTACGTCGCTACGCACAAGAGAATTGTATCTTTATTGAAACAGGTGGAACCATGGATTGGCTTCACTTTGATAAGTGTTGTGCTTGGGCTTGCTGGATTGGTATTCTTATTAACTCAGTCAATGGTCCTATGACTTTCCAGTTTTGTGACTTTGATGGTGTTATTGCGCCTATTTTACTTAAAGGTTCCAATCCAGAACTAAGAGCTAGCTTTGTTGGAAACACCTTCACAGCCTTTAATGCTCTTGACAGTAAGCAAAGAAACGTTGTGCTATCTGCTGATTCTAATACAAGTGCTAGATCTTTGATGTTTAACTCTTGTCAGCTATTTGGGCCTTCAAAAGGTTTCTGCTGGCTAAAGAACAACGTATCAATTAAATCTCTTATGGTTAGTGATTGTCACCTTACGTCAACTAATGAAATAGTTATGTTTGATATTGACGGAAAAGTTAGCTTATCTGAGAACAATAACGTATACGACACACATAAACTATAAACACTATACACTGATCCGTAGTTCAACAGGATAGAACAGTTGACTTCTAATCTTCAAATGAGGGTTCGAGTCCTTCCGGGTCGGCCATAATTACTCTTTGCTGCCTTAGGCAAGTTAAATGCAGGGTGAAAACGTTATGCCAAGAAAGCTGCAGGCAAAAATCATAAAACGGGGTGACATGTTCTAAGGGGGCGACGGTCTTTTGCAAGGACTGTGCGGTTCATTCCACCAAACTTACCAATCAGGAGATTGCTAGAATGGATGTTACACAGAAAATGAACGACGAGGTGATTGATCACCTTACTGACGTTAGAAAGTTCGAAGAGAGCATTCAGATTGGTAATAGTCGTATTGTAAATCGTCATCGTGAGTCTCTAGTTAAGCTTGTTAAGGAAGACTTAGCAACAACTACTATTGATCAAAAGAAGAAAATAGCCAACAAATTCAGACGAGAGCAAAACCGTTTTGCTACAGAGCTCTTTTCTTGGCAGAAGACAAATTTGACAGAGCTACATGGTGCTGAGGTAGATTTCTACACTGATAGTATCTCAAAACACACTAAAGGATGGTTCTCCGTTCGTAGACCTAAGAACAAGGCTGATCTAGCAGATATTACTGGCGCTAGTATCAACGGTGATGCTGCTATCAAAAATAACGTAGAGAACATTGCTCGTGGTGAGACAACTAGGGTACAAACTTGGTTGAAGCGTGGTCGTAGAGATAATAAGTCTCAGAATCAAATTATTAGTGACGTCAGCAAAACAACCAAGATGACAGCCCACCAAGCGGGTACTCTTTCTCGTACAGGTATCACAGCTACGCAGCGCGATGCTCTGTTTAGTGCGGTAGGGGAAAACAAGGAAGTCATCAAAGGCTACATGTTCCAAGCAATGCTTGATAATCGTACTTCTAGCATTTGTCGTTATCATGATGGTAAGATCTATGATGTAGGTGATAGGCGTTTTGCCCCTCCACTACACTTTAACTGCCGTTCTACCCTTGTTCCTATATTTGAGAGCAAAGCCGAACTGCTAAAGAAAGAGTCTGATAGGATCAATTTAGCTGCTCTTGAAACCACGAAAGGAAGTTCTTTAACAGGATCTCCCCCAGAGAAAGAAACCTTTGGTCAGTGGCTTAAACGTCAGGCTTATGATGTCCAAACAAAGATCCTTGGTAGTCAAGAAAAGGCAGATCTTTTCCGAAAAGGAGAAGTCAAAGCCGATAACTTTGTGACACCTCAAGGTAGCGCACTCTCTATTACTGCTTTGAGACGTCGTGCTGCTAATCTTACTAACATTTTCCGCCCTAAGCAGTCGATAGGTGAAGATGTCGTAACACAGATCGCTGTGGCGCGCCCTAGCACCCTCGTCAGGAATGCTAAGTATAAGCGAGAGGTTGTAGATCTATTTGTCAATGATGCTGATGATCTCGGTAAAACTTACTCTCTAACGGACTTTAAAGGTACAACACTGCAAGGTAAACAAACCGCTCGTCGCCGTACAGCTAACATCTTCGATGAAAGTAATAATAGCTTCGACCCCCTTACAGGTGAGGCAAGAAACAACAACCTTTATGATCCTAACTACACACTTCTACAAGAACGTCTTGACTTCATGAGGAACTCTAAAGTCCTCCAATCTGAAGATAAAGACTTCATTGGATCTGTGATTAACTCCTTAGAAGAGAAAGTGTCAACAAATCAGCAAACAGTTGCTATTGAAAACCTTAGGGTTGTAATAGAGCGAGCTAGGAAAGACAAGCAGCCTTGGGACAACTTTGCTAATGTACTTAGAGCAGAAAATAGATTTGCTGTTCAGAACACTGCCCGTCTTCTTGATACTAGACAGAGAGATAAATACAACTTATTTTCTCGCTTCTTTGGTGCTAAAGAAGGAGGACCTCAAGTCCAGCTTATGGGTGATTACTACAAGATTGATCAGCTACAGGATAGACTTCTTGCAGATCAGAGGTCTATTGATTCCTTCCGTACTGGTGTTGGAGCTAAACTCTCGAAAGAGCTTTACTTCAGAGGGAAAAGCCCACCAAGGTCTTATTTCCAAGGTCTTCTAGGAAAAGTCAAGAAGCCCGAAACACTTAAGAAGCGTTGGGAGAAAACCTCATTTGCTAAGTACCTAAAATGGTATAGAACACCCACAGACGAATTAGCTGTTAGATTTGAACGTGGTATCGATGAACGTATTCGTAGAATTATTGACTTTGAATTTCTTACATCTAAGAAGAATCCTACATCAAAGGTAATGGATGACAAAGTACTCAACTCTCTTTCTAAAGCAGTAAAGCTTGTTGGTTCTGGACAAATGACAGACTACGACGGTCTTGCTATTGCTATTGGTAAACAAATGGCAAAAGATCTAGAAGATGTTAACCCATTCCAGAAACACACTTTACAAGACTACCACAAAGACGGTTCCAGAGTCCTTGATTACATGAAGGACAGAAAGATGATCCGTCTCAACTACCGTGGTAAGACCCGCAGAGGTGTTCTAGATGTAGAGACAGGTCGTGCCACAGGCTTCTGGGGAGACACAGTTTCTAGAGAGGTTGAGGTAATCGACAAACGTCTTATTGAGCTACAGAAGGCTGAAAGACGAGTTGTTGTTGGCAGACGTATGGGTATTTCTTTTGATAGAGATAGGCAGTTTGTCCGCGCTGGTAAGAAGGAAGCCTTTGATGCTCGTGGTAATGTTACCGGCAGACCTATCATATCTAGACGTAAGTACGCTAGCTTTGACGCAAATCAGGTTGATGCAGACTTTGCTAATGCTCTAAACCAAGCCTCTGGTACACAATACCAAACAGATCCGGTGTTCTTTAACTTTATGGATGATGTTGTTAGGTTCCGTGACCCTCGCGGTAACACAGATTACTACGATGGCCTTAATGAGTTTAGACACGAGATCATCAAACGTGGTGACCAAGGCTTTGGTTTCATGACAGCAGGCAGGTACCAGACAAATCGTGGTAAACCCTTTTGGTCAGATACATACATGGATAGCCGTGGCCGTGTCTACCACCGTGGATACCTGACACCTACTGGTGGTGAGATGGTTCGACCCTTTTTAGATGATGCTATTGCTACTCCAATGACTCTCAATGCAGTAGATGAGCTAGAGACCCAGATTGGAGCTATGATTGGACCCGGTACAGAGGCTCTTACCCTTAGTGGTCGTAAGGCTATCTTTCAGAGAAAGCGGGAAGACATTCTTTCTCTAGGGAGGCTAATGCAGCAAGAAACCCAGAGAGACAGGCGTATGAGGGAGTTCCTAGAACACCCCCTAATCAAGGGTCTAGAAGGACCCGAGGTACCTAAGATGTCTCGTA